CTATGTCCGATGCTTTATCTTCGTTGGCAACTAGTTTAGCTAAGGCAGACACTGCTACGTTTGATGCAGAAAATGAAACTGTGGCTAAAGCGCTTAATACAGCTAAGTCTGAAACAGTGTCTTTGGCAGAGTCTCTATCTACGGCGATGGTATTTAATAGGGCTTTTGCGGAAACACCATCTGTAACAGAACAATTGTCGTATAGTTTAGGTAAAGCAGCAGCTGATTCGTTTAGTTTTTCAGACGCCCCAACTTTTAATGTTTCTATACAACCCACAGGGGAAACTTTTTCATTCTCAGATTCGCTACTGTATTCTCTTGACTACACCATAGCGGATAGTTTTTCTTTCTCAGATTCCTTCAGTAGAGTCGTGCAGTTTGCGCGTACTTTTTCGGATTCATTTACAATGGATGACGCAGCCAGTGTAGATGATGAGCTACAGACCGATGTAACGTTGAATAAAGGCAACGTTGTGTCAGTTTCTGAAGCTCTTTCATATGCGTTTAGCACAACTGCCTCTGAAAGTGTTACAATATCAGAGAGTTTTGCGAACGCCTTTTCTACAGGCACCATTGCGGAAACAGCTAATATAGCTGAATCTTCAAGTTGGTCTTTTAGTAGAGGCACTCAGGCGGATTCGGTAACGATGTCAGAAGCACTAACGGCGCTGTTTAGCCCTACCTATGCAGATACTGCTTCATTATCGGATTCAATATCGGTAGAATTAACTATTGGAGGCGGGCCATTAAATACCACGGCTCTAAACTCCTCCATGTTAAATGCATAAGAGGTAATTATGTCAGGCATAAATGATCAACTACAGCTAAAAGGACACCTACAGATCCATCTTAACGATGAACTTGTACAGGACGTTGACAACTTGGTTGTTACAGCTGGTAAAAACTACGTTGCAAGCAGAATAAAAGATGCTTCAGCAACTGCCATGTCACACATGGCTGTTGGCTCTGGTACTACTGCTGCTGTAGCTGGAAACACTGCTCTTGGTTCTGAACTAGGGCGTGTATCACTTACCAGTACTTCTGTTTCTAACGCCGTTGTTACTTATACAGCTACATTTGCAGCTGGTACAGGTACAGGTGCGGTAACAGAAGCAGGCATCTTGAACGCAAGTTCTAGTGGTACTATGTTGTGTAGAACAGTCTTTTCTGTAGTAAACAAAGGCGCTAATGACTCCATGACTGTCACTTGGACTGTAACTGTTAGTTAATAGGAGTAGATAAGTGGGCGTACTGTTTACAAATAACGCCAGCACTACTCTTTCTGCTGCGATTAGTAGTACAAGTGCTACAAGTATTAGTGTGGCGAGTAGCTCAACCTTCCCTGCTCCAGGGGCGGGCGAGTACTTCTACGCCACAATAGATGACGGCAGTAACATTGAAATAGTCAAGGTTACAGCGGTTAGCGGTACAACGTGGACCGTGGTTCGTGGATCGGACAACACGACCGCTGCTACGTTTGCGAACGGCACTACAATACAACTACGTGCTGCAGCTGCGTTGTTAACGGATATTCAACAGAATATCGCGGCTAAGTCAGCTAACCAAACAGTCTACAACGCGACAACGGCAAGCAGTGCGACATCGTATGATGTTGGTACTAATCCGCAGAATGAGAATAATGCGATGGTGTTTTTAGATGGTGTCATGCAACACCATGACACTTTTTCGTTCAGTGGTTCAACACTGACGTTTGACGCTGCGCCATCGAATGGTTTAAAACTCGAGGTTATCATAGATAACCTTATCAACCTACAAAGCTCTAATTTGACAGTAGACACATTTACTGCAACCAACGGGCAAACAGCTTTTACTTTAAGTGATACACCAGCGGCAGAAGATAATCTGATCGTATTTATTGAAGGTGTATTCCAAAACCAAGATTCATATAGTATTTCTAACAACGTTTTGACAATGTCTGCAGGCGTTACGACGGGTAGGAAGGTAGTTATCTATGTTATCAACCCCGTCAACATCGGTACTCCTAGCGACGGTACTGTTACTTCAGCAAAACTCTCAGGTAATATCACGATGCCAGGCACTTTGACCGTTGGCTCGAATGACGTTGCCTTCGATTCTCCTACTTTTGTAGTCGATAACGCAAACTCGCGGGTGGGTTTGGGTACGGCGAGCCCGTCTGTGCCTGTAGATATTGTTGGCGATGTGAAGATGTCTTCTACTTTAGATTTGACTTCCCATCTGGATATGCCAGATAGTGCAAATATTAAGTTAGGTACAGGTGACGATTTACTGCTTTACCACGATGGCACAAACTCTTACATAGCAAACACAACAGGTGCTTTAAAGATAGCAACTGAAACAAGCGGTATAGCTGTAACCATAGGCCACACTACTTCAGAAACAACCGTTGCAGATAATTTAACAGTCACTGGGACAATCACAGGAACACTTGCAACAGCCGCACAAACAAACATTACAAGCCTTGGTACTTTAACAACTCTTACTGTAGATGACATTACTATTAATGGTTCTACTATATCTGATGGTGGTGAGTTTACTATTGATTCAGGAGACGACATCGTACTAGATGCAGATGGTGGAGATATTATTTTCAAGGATGGTGGAACAACAATAGCCCACCTTAAAAATGATTCATCTGATCTACAAATTCTAAGCATAGTACAAGATAAAGACATCATACTTAGAGGTAATGATGGCGGTAGTTATCTAAATGCCCTTACTCTTGATATGTCCGATGCAGGTAAAGCTATTTTTGGTGGTGATATACAAATAGCTGATAGCAAATATATTAGAGTTGGGGATAGTTCAGATTTATTGATTTACCACGATGCTTCACATAGTTATATTGAAGATGATGGTACTGGTGATTTAAGATTAAAAGGCGGAACTGTAAGACTACAAGGAACAGGAGGAACAAACCTTCTAGTAGGTAGTACAGGGGGTGCAACAACACTTTACCACGATAACTCAGCTAAATTAGCTACAAGTTCAACTGGTGTAACCCTCAGTGGCAACCTCACAATGATGTCAAATGTTGTATATGCAAGTCAAGTATATGTGCATGACAGACTAGGACACTTAAATGATGCAAGCACTTTTATAAATTTTGATACTGACAGAATAGAGTTTGCTACAGATGGCGAAGCCATGCGAATAACTAGCGATAAAAAAGTTTATATAGGGACTGCTAGTCCTTCTATAGCAGGTATTCTTTCTGTTGAGGGTGGAAACGCAGGTGTTCCTGCTTTATATGTGAGCAACACCAACGCAGATTCTTTAGGAATAAGATCACAAGTTAATAACAATACTTCTAATAATGCTATTTATGAAGCAATAAATACTGACGGAACGCAATGGAAAATTAGAAATGATGGAGACCATCAAGGAACAGATACAAGCATTGGCTCTATTTCTGATTCAAGACTCAAGAAAGATGTATCTGATTTAACTTATGATATTGCTAAATTTAAACAATACAGACCAGTTGAATTTAATTGGATAAATGATGAGTTACATAGGTCACCAGACTCAGGGAAAACAAGAGGTTTTTTAGCTCAAGAGGTAGGAGCTTTAGATAACTATTATGTTGATAAATACGAAGCAGAAGGAGATGACATACCTTTAGTAGATGAAGATGGAATGGCTCACGGAACAAAATTTGGATATAAAGACGCAATGTATATATCAGTAATTAAACAACTCATAACAAGATTAGAAACCGCAGAAGCAAAAATTGCAGAATTGGAGAGTAGCTAACAATTTGTTATGATGAATTTTTTAATTAAGGAGAATAAAAATGGCAGATGCTAAACAAGATAAAACAAATGAAGAACCTAAGTTCATGTATTCTTGGCAATCAGAAGATGGCGAAAAACAAGAAACAGATGCACAAGGGTTCAGTCCTGAAGGCAAAAAGGCTTACTCTAGGCTTGCTGAATTAGGCAAAAAACGTGAAGAACTAATGGATTCGGTTAATGAAGTGGACATATTGGCAAGTGCATATCATCAGTTCATTCAACAAAACGAGATCAATCCTCCTGCTGAAAATGGCGAAGATACTTCTATCACTATGGAAGAAGCCAACGAAATAGCAGAAGAGGCAACCACAGAGGAATAACATGGCAGGACTAACCGTAACAGTAGAACCCACTCAAGAACCAGTAACGCTTCAAGAGGTTAAGGAATACTTGCGGTTAGAAGACAGTCTTGATGAAAGAAACCTAAGACCCATGTTGGAAACTGCAAGAAGATATGCAGAAGAATACTTGGGAATGGCATTAATGAGTCAAACGCTTACTCTTTATATTGATACTCCAACCGATCAATACGATAGCTTATGGGAGGGAATTAAAACGGGTCCGTATATGGATTACTATAAAAAGTATATTACCTTGCCAAGACCTCCCGTAGCATCAGTGACACATGTTAAGACTTATGACGATGAAGACACTGCAACCACTTTTGCATCAACTAGGTATTATGTTGACACAGCAAGAAGTCCTGCAAGAGTTTGTTTGCGAACTGGTGAATCGTGGCCGTCATCACTAAGAGTAGCCAACGGAATTGAAGTAAAGTATGTCGCAGGTCACACATCGCCATACAGTATTCCCGAACCAATTAGGCTAGGAATCCTACAACATATTGCTTATCTATATGAGCATAGAGGTGATATGTATGCTCCTGTGCAACAAATGCCACCGATGCTAAAAACTCTTTACGCGCCATACAAAGTATACGAGGGTTTAGGTTCTAGTTCCTTAATGGCAAGCGCGTAATGCCAATGGCAAAAGATAATTCAGCAACAAGACTTGCAGAGCTTGAAAGAGAGTTTGCAGTCCGACATGAATACATTGAGCGACATCTTGAGAAGATAGATGAGCGATTGCAAAAGGGCAATGAGCGTTTCTATATCTTTGATGAGCGATTTCAAAAGCTAGAAAAGATTATCTATGGTCTTTATGCAGTAGCAGTAGCGTTGGGCATGGGCAGATATTTCATAGGCATGACCTAATGGAAACAAGCATAGGCAGAATGAGAAACCGTGTCACAATCCAAAAAGGAACTGACACAGTAGATGCAGGCGGAGGAAGAAGCGTTGCATGGGCGACATTGAAAGAAGTGTTTGCAGACATACAACCACAAGGAGGCGCATCCAAATATCGTCAAGACCAAGTTCAGGAAAACGTCACTCATAAAATTGTCATGCGATATCGCGAAGACATCGGAACCAATTACCGAATTAAATTTGGCACAAGAATCTTCAACATACATAGCATCATCAATCCAAGCGAAAGAAATCGTTTTCTTGTGTTGAATTGCGAAGAAGGTGTTGCGACATGAGAACTAGAGTGACAACCAATGCCAATGAGGTCACAAAAAACCTTACTGCAAATGTGGTTAGAGCAGAAAAGCTAATCAAACAAACCGTAGACAAGTCAACACGCTTGGTTATGAACACTGCAAAGATCGGAATACAATCGCCACCCAAAAGCGGAGTAAGCTATACAAAAGGTGGGGTCACTCATAAATCAAGTGCAAAAGGAGAATATCCTGCAACCGATACTGGGTTTTTGGTAGCCAACATCGCATACGCAGTCCGAGACTTTGTCGGACGAGTCACATCTTCGGCTCCGTACAGTAAACACTTGGAATATGGAACAACAAACATGAGCGCAAGACCGTTTATGTTTCCATCGCTAGAGAAAAACAGAAGGAAAATAGTCAAGATGTTTAAAGATGCTTCTTTGATCTCAAGATAGAGAATTATGCGAATAATGATAAAAAACAAGGAAAATACGTCAGACAAGGCTCCTAATTCGCA